AAGAACGAATTTGTTCAGGAGTAGCCTTACTTCCTTTATGTTCCTCACTGCGTCTCTCCTCATTCCGTTTTTGCTCAAAAATTGCAGAATGAAGTAAATGATCAAGCTTCGATATAACTTGCTCATCACTCATATCCCGGATATCTACATTTAATTGGCCCAACACCTGACGAACATCATCATAAAAGCCAAGAGAAACAAGAGTCTGACATATACGAAGGCTCAATAGTTTGGCACGTTCCTTCACCATATCCTCTTTGTCCATAATCATAGCCTGCATACCTGAAGGATTAACAATGCTTCTGTATTCAATAATTAATTTAGATGCCATCTCTTTAAGCGTGCTTTCAGACACAGATCCGCGGTCCGAAAGCAAACAAGCATAGTTGCCGCATGAAAGCTCAATGAAATCATTCAATGTTATCTGATTTAATCTTTCAATCATAGCTATTTCAGTTTAGACAACTTATATAGTTCAAAATCACGGTTAGACGCATCCTGACGCTGCATTTTAAGACTCTTCATCAAAAGGAGATTTGTTCTATCAACTCTTTTTTCTAATCGGGAATAATCATTGAAAACAATGGTGCCACCGGAAGAAGATGCAAAATATGTCGGTGAAAATGTGGGAAAGTCCCAATCCGGTATATCAAAATTAGAGATATCTACCTTATCAACATCAGGAAAGACTTGCGCACCTTTAGGAATATCAACTAAAGTTGGAGTATCAGGAGTAATCCATGCTTTTCCAGAATACATGATAACTTCATGTTTACCGGCATCACCAACTAAAGCGGCACCGCCGGGATGCCTATCATTACCTTGAGTACCGTCTGCATAGGAAGGAATAGGAGTTGCAAGAATAGTTGCAACCTGAATTGCTCCCATGGCACCAATAACAATAGATAAAGGAATATTCGGTAAAGCTTCAGTTATTGCCAGTGCAGTGGCTATTCCAGCTTGAGCGACACTAGTCGCCTTTTCCCAAATGGCTTGTTTACGTGCCATTTCTTGTTTTTGTTTTTCAAGTTCAGCATTCTTAGCTTCAGTTCTTTCCTTGGCCGCACGCTTACGAGCTTCTGCTTCTTCTTCGGAGATTGCTCCCGAATCAGCTAGATTCTGTATTCGTTCTACATCCTTATCATATTTCTCATCATTAGCTTCCTGCTCTTCTTCTATTTTCTGAATCTGACCATCATAAATAGTAGAGACTAGATCACCAATAGCACCCACTGCTTGAGATGCAGTTTGAAGCCATTTTTTCAGATTCCTCTGACGTTCTTTCTGTGCTTTCTCATCCGCTTTAGTAACTTTATTGATAGCATCTATTTCCGCTTCTGCTTCTTGCTGGGAAAGGTCCGCTTTCAATTTCCGTAACTGCTCTGCAATCTTTGCCCTATCCTCTGCACTCAAATTTTCGTTTCGAAGTTCCAACTCCAACGCATCAATTGCAGCTTCGGTTGTTTTACGTACATAATCTAATTTTAACTGATACTCAAGTTCTGCATACTCTTGCTGGGTTATTTCCTTAGAAGCTAACTGTTTTTTAAGAGCAAGCGTATCCATAACATATGCAGCATCCCGGATTTCCTGCTCATGCGCTGCATTCTCTGCTATTAATTGCACCTGATCGGATGCATGTCTTTCGTAAAGTTCTTGTTTCTTTTTTGCATATTTGTCGTCAATGAGAAAAACATCTTCACCTGTTTTCTCTGCTGCATCAATTTCTGCTTCACGTTGCAATTCCAACTGGTGCAATTTCAAATCAAGTTCTTCCTGGGCCCCCTTTTTTACAACAGCAAGAGCGTTCTCAACATCCTTCTTCTCACGATCAGAATTATACTTAATAGTAAACTCATCTAGCTTTTCCTGCATTTCCTTAGCTAAATTCTGACGTGTAGCAATTTCCTCTTTGCTATTACCCTTGACGGCAGCAATCTTCTTCGAGTAAGCAACACCAATTTTAGCAAGTTCTTTCTCCAGTCCCTCATCCATAAGAGCTAGTTCTGACTCCTGATAAGTTTCATGAATTTTCAGCTTCTCTTTGAGAGCTTTTTCCTGTTCACGTTTTTCTTTATCAGTAAGGACTGTTATACCTAAACCATTTTTGTCGTTACCCTTTGGACGGAACTTTTCTGCAATCACATCAAGTCCACGATTAAACTCATCGCTAGATGCTATTTTGAATAAGTTTTTAGAAAATTCCAACTGAGCCTTATCCGCTTTTTCTGCTTCCGACGTGTAATAGCCAAACATTTTAGCAGCACCATTCTTTATCCAAGACATATCTTCAAACTCTGATGTTGCATATTGAGCACGAGTTTTCATCCGTTTTAAAGCTTCTCTCTCTTGGGCCGTTACTTCAATACGTTTATTTTTCATTTGAATAACAGCTTTTGTGTATGCTTGTTCCTCTGTATCACCAGCATCAATAAGCCTCTTATATTCTGCCTGAAAATCTTTTTCTACTTCCAATAACTTTTTGTTCGCATCTTTTTTTGCAAGTGTTCTAAAATTATAATCTATCTTTTCTATTTTTTCTTCAGGAGATTTCAAATCATTGGCGATACCTCTTATTTTATCAGCCATCCAATTAAGAAACTCCTTAGCAGGTCCCGTTGACTCGGAGAAAGAAAGCATAAACGCTTCCCATGCTGAAGATAAGTTAGCAAGAGCTCCATGAACATTATCTCCCATCGTGTGAGCCATATCGCCCAATTCACGTTCTACACCAGTAATCTGTTCTCTAAGTGGTAATATTTTATCAACAGCGGTGAGAAAGGCATTAAAAGCGGCAACACTACGCTTATCAGTTAATTCAAGAGTAGTATTCAAGTCTACCCCTTTTTCTTTTAGCGATTTCAATCCTTCAACTAACTCAGGCAATGTTTTAACGGGCTTACCTAACGCCTTTGCCAGCTTTCCATTACTATCAGCTAAATTTAGAAAAACATTACGGGTAGCAGTAGCAGCCATTGAAGCATCAAAGCCGGCATCCGATAATTTACCCAACAAAGCCAAAGTATCTTCAATACTGAAATTAAAGGCTTTTGCAACCGGTCCAACAATTGGTAATGCAGTAGCGAGATATGAAAACGACAATGCGCTTTTGGTTGTTGCGACAGCCATCGCAGACACATATCTTTCAGTTTCTCTTGTATCAGCATTAAACATACGAAGAGAAGCACCTGCCAATGAAGCCGCATCTGCTAATTCTGCCCCGGTAGCTTGTGCAAATTTTAGAACGTGCTCTGTTGCATCTAATATTTCTTTTCGAGTAAAACCTAGTTTAGCAAGTTCTATTTGCAAATCCGTAGCTTCGGATGCAGTGTATTTCGTTGTAGCACCCAAACGTTGAGCATCCGCAGTTAACTCCTTCACTTTATCAGAAGTGGTTCCTAATATTGCAGCAAGCCTACTATTAGCTAATTCAAATTTAACAATATCACCTACTCCTTCACGCAGTTTTGTAAATAAAGCAACAACTCCACTAACAACAGCTTGTGCACCAATATATCCAGCAGCCCACCCTTTCAATCCTGCACCAACTTTGTTTAGCCCAGGAGCCATCTCCGTTTTAAGCATCATTCCAGCATTCCGGGCAATAATTCCCATGTTCTGCATGGACTTATTACCGTTCTGTATTTCAATCCATGCCGCCTTTACTTCTTCCCGATATGCACCAATGGTCATTTTCTGTTGACTATATCGATCGGAATTTCGCTTTATGTAATCAGTGTTGATTCCAATAGTAGAATTAAGACGGGCAAGTGTACGAATATAGTTTTCATCCGTATCTTTCAAAACATCAACAGCCTTTTGTAGCTGCTTATTCATTTCCTTTGCTTGTGAACGGCTATGTACTTCCTGATTAGTCAAGGTAATAGCAGTTCTGATAAGTTTTAAACGTTCTTCTTCAGATAAAACAGCTTTCTTACGAGTAGTATTACCGGCATTCTGCGCTTTTGTCAAGTTAGCTTCCGCTTTAGCAGCCTTTTCCAAGGACGCAGCATTATCCGAGTTTGCCTTGGTTAGTTTCTTCAATTCAGCAGCAGATAATTTCTCTACATTTAGCTTTTCCTCTATCTTCTTACTGACAGTTTGAGTTATTTCAGACTGTTTTCTAAGAGCCTCGGTTAATTCAGCAGATGCAGAGCCAGCCGTTTTTGCTTGGGTATTATAAAGATTACTCAACTTTTCAAGATCAGCAACGCCTTCTACATTTAGTTTCAAACCTTTTGCTAATTCTTTGGCCGCATTAACATAATCAGCCCTCACACGCTCAATAGTATTATCAAGCTCCACCAATTTCTGCAAATCGTTCTCATCAACGAAATCTTTTAATTTTAAATCTGCCATAATTACAGGTAATGTCTATATTCAACAATCTTTCCTTTTATCTCAACTCCTAGTTTATCAAAAGCATAGGTACCATCTTCTTTCTGATAAACAACATACATGCAACCATCCAAGACAGCTGCTTTCTTTGCAAGATCACTGATACGTTCCAGTTCACTCTGCATCTTTTTTATTTCGCAACTACAAGCCATTTTCTACCGATATCCACATTCTGAAAAGAAACGTTCCATCCAGGGACGGAGATACATAATATTAAAGTACTCTTTAGCTGTATCACCAATGCCTAAAATCTGCTCACCGTATTTCTTCTCAATAGAACTACCGTCCGTAAATCCTTTCGTTGAGAATCGAAGCCCGGAATCAATTCTATCGGCAGTTATGCTATCATAGAAAGTACCAGTAATAAAGAGGTTAGGTACCTCAACCGGACGCGGTGGCAAATAAAGCATCTCACTTCTAAGAGGTGGAGTTATCCTCTCCTTCCATCGTTTATATTGTTCCGCACGGTTCTGCCAGGGACCGGGCTCGTTAAAATAGGTGTCAGTATCATAATCAGGATTCAATAGATGTTCAGTACCGTCCAGACCGGAATATAATTGCTCCTGAATGCAATCAACGAGCACATTCTTATGTTCTTCCATACACCTAATACATTCCTCTTCAAACCCGGATGCAATGGAATGAATAACTCTATGTAATTCATCAAAATCTGCCATACAGTAAAAATATAACGGGCCGGGCTGTAATCACACCCCAGCCCGTCGGTTACTTAGTTATCGCATCGTACACTTCCGAGAGCTTCTTCTTGCGGTCAGCTTCCTTCAGTTCCTGCCACACGACTTTAATGTGCGCATTAATAAACTCTTCCTTCGTCATGCCCTTCACAGCAACCTCGACGAACGTAACATTATCTACCTTCATGACACCTGCTCGATACCTCTGATTCCTTTTTCATACAATACAGAAGGAGCTTTCAACGAAGGAACCGCCCCGGCTTTAGGAACAATGGTAATGATACCATCCGAATATGTAGCAGAAGTTACGTTATTCATAACTTCAGCAGCACCATCAGCAATAAGACTGCCAAATTCTTCTGTACGGTCATAACCACCAACAACTTCAACTATTTTGTAAGTATTTTCGGCCTCCAACTTTTGAAACACAACATCAACCAAGCCTTTAACGAAATTCTTGGGATTGAAGTCTAACTGCACGTAGTCAAAGTGCAATTGGCTGTCTTCCACATCTTCATGTGAAAAACTAACAGTCATCGCAGACTTAGCACTACTGGTCGGGTACTGTGTCACGGTCGGGTAAACAGTAGACATCGGAATACCGGCAAGGATATCAGTGTCATCATTATAACCGATCAACATATTATCCTGATTCCAAAAGTAAACGTCCCATCCTTTATTGGCACATTTCAGAAGCTGGGCATTCAAAACCTCATCAAATTTCTTCAAAGTGAAGGTGTCTGTTTGAGCGCTAAGCCCGTTGTATTCACTTGCACCGTACCCTACAGGATTAACTTGAGGCTCTCCACCATTCTTGGCATACTCCAGGAATGGCAAAATAGGGTAAATACGCCCGGGACGGTCTGCATGGCACAATTCGAGCAACTTCTCACCTGTTATATCAGCAGGGAGTTTGACACCATGTTCTGTCAAGATAGCACCTTTGACCTTTTTCCAGTCAATGCTACAAGCAGAACTACCAGTGTTCATCCGGGAACCCTTACACGTTCTAATCTTTCTCATTTTCTTCTACAATTAAGATTATTAATTTTTATTTCCATCGAGCGTATATTTATGGCATCAATCGGCTCGCTCACAGCCTCACCGGAATCTGTATAGGCTCCGTATCTGCCATATGAATAGTTTTCTGAATAACTATGTTTCACTTTTTCGTCATAGTCGCAGTCGAACCGAGAATCTTCATATAATACTTCCAATAAACGTTTATAGATTGGCCGAAGGATATTTTTAAAAGATGTGGTTCTGCGCATCTCATTGCTCCACTCTTTACAAGAAGAACATGCTATAATTAACGAAACCTTTGCTTTTGAAAAATAATCCGCATCACCTCTATCCTCACTAATTGGAGTGAATAGTGCAACCAATGGAAACTTCCTTTCAGACTGGGCAGAAGACTTACTGTATTCATCTAAAATATCTTTGATATATTGACTGCTACCGAAGATGTAATTCAACCTTGGGGACTTCATAACTTTAGTTCCCCCTTTCCCATTTGGATAGAGAATTTCAAGCCCTTCTGGAAGTTCCTTTACAATCTCCTCAAACAGTTCTGTTATATCTAAATCTATCATAAATTGAAAGCATTAATTGGGGTCAAAAGATTCTTGGTTATTTTCACATCGAAAGGACAATCATTCGACATAGCCCATTCAACAAACTGTTTATTCTTCTCTACCATGCTATTCCATGTGCTTACTTGTCTCTTCAAAGGAGCTATATATTCATTAGCACATTTCAAACGGACAAGCCCGGTTATTGTAGCCTGGGTGTTTGCGTCACGAAGAATATGATAAAAGACATAGTCAGCGAACGGTTCACACAGCTTCTCGCATAATACTGCATATCCGGACTGGGGGGCTTCCTTCTCTTCTGAAATATCAACTTCATCTGAAGAATCTTCCTTTTCCCGTTCAATAAGCTCCAAATAATCTGTGATAGCTTGGGAAAGAGTCACACCAACAACATTCCGGAGAAATTCGGGCTGAAATGCCTTAATATACCCATTTATCACCTCATTCACAGCAAGAGATTGGGGCGAAGGCATTTCAGCGACCGAAACATTCTCAATATGCCTGGGACCTGACATAAAATATGAAACATCAATCAACATAGCGATAGTTATTTAGAAGTCTTGCCTTTCCCGGTTTTCTTTTCATCTTCTACGGAAACGGCTTTATCATCTGTAACAGTTACCTCCTTGGCATCTTCCTCTTGCAAATCTTTTGAATCGGCAACCGGAAGATTCTTTTCATCAGAAGGCACCTGTACTTCAAGTTCTGCAATGCGAGCTTTCATTGTTTCACGCTCTTCTGTCAGTTCAACAATTGTCTTATCTTTCTCTGCAATGGATGCAGTAAGCCTGCCAATCTCTTCATTTTTTTCTGCAAGCATACATTCCAATGTCTTTCGGGCATCTTCTTCTGTAACAAGACCACATTCGGAAATAGGGATGAGTTGAATCATCCCTCTATTAATCCGAATGCGTTGCTCTTTAAGCACATTGGTTACATCCTTATCGTTACCTCTAAGTATGTAATCCATAATCCTACGCTTTAGTTATTGCAGTCTTCAATGCGGCCAAATCCCCATAAGCGAAAGCCCACGGCATATAAATCGGGAAGATAACTTCTTCTTGTGCCATCAGCACAACCTCATTGCAAAGCTTGGTCTCCACATCTTCAGCCCATTCAAGTGTCAAAGTGGTATAATCAACCAAATTTGCGGCTTGGTTAAAGTCACCTAAAAGATACTTACCTGGAAGAATACCACCATACTCGATAATCGGACGACCGGCAATATATTTCACCCCATCAACCATTTTAACGATACCAAGATTACGTCCTGTCGTATCTTTTTCTGATTCCATACCGTTAACAGTCATTGGATTAAGAATAATAGCATTCGGAAAATACTGGGCATATGTCATTGCGGCGAAAGCTGTTTTCACTACATCTTCAGAGTTGGGTTCCTCAATGTTCTTAAAGCCGGCTTCATGAACACTGAATGTCATTTTATCCGTAGCCGTTTCAGCACCGGAGAACGCGACACCAGGAATAAGGATACGACCATCTTCCATTTTCACAAGAGCGTGTGTTTTGTTCAGTTCTGTAAGAACAGCGGCACCAGCGAACGTGATACTCATTCCATCAAGAATCAAATCCTGTGGTTCTGCAAACTCTACAATCACATCCTTATCACCGTTATATCCGGTAATAGCTTTTACAGCACCGGCGGCACCTGTAACAATGGCTGTACTGATAATCTTCTCTACAGAAGTCACCCCAGTATTATTAATAATACCAAGCAAATTCTCACCATTACCGTCACCAAACAAGATGTTCCAGTCTTCTGCCATCCAAACAGCTTCAGGAAGCATGTTCAAGATATAGGAACGAATGTACACTCTTGATTTCAACATACGTTTTGAGATACGGATATGAGTACCAAGGCGCTTAGTTCCTGTCTGTATCTCTTTTACCTTGATGCTTGATTCAGGCAAACGCCCATTCTCTGTTACAAAACGGGCATTGCGGTTGAAAGCATATACTTGTGCATAGGCAAGTTGAGGGTATGCAGGATCAGCAGTCAACGTCGTTAATACATCACGCATATGCAACTTTTTGTTGGCAACCTGAGTCACAACACGTTTCTGTTGTTGAGTAATCAACAAATCACCGGTGTAATTGTCAGTCATGGAAACGACATCTTTCAAGGAGAAGCCGTCAAATTCTCCTGATTTGCGTGTTTTTCCTTCTGCGAAATCTCTGAATTTTTCAGAATCAAGCATCTCGTTCAACTTCTCATCGAACTTGTTGATAGTATCCATAGAAAGACCTTTCTGCTTCATTTTCTCGATACTTTCACCTAGAGTTTTAACTTGTTCTACAAGTTGCTCGTTGTCCTTTACCAATTGCTGGAACTTTTCTCCATCATAGGCTTTCAATAGATTATTGATGTCACCAAACTGTTTCGTTACCTCCTCCGGTGAGGCAAATCCTTCAAGTGACTTGTTAACTACTTCACACATCATGCCGACAATGTTTTCCATGAAAGTTTTCTGTTCTGCCGGCAGACCGTCTGTTTTCAGATTAAAATCTGATACTGTAAATTTTTTAGGCATAAAATTTAAATTTTAAGTTATTTATTCTCGAAACAGCTATTCAAACTCTTGAAATCGAGTAAAGTGCCATTATCAGCGGCTTTAATCGTTACTTCATCGTTCCCATTTTCCCCGTCATTCTTTTCTTGAGTGTCAACAGACGGCTCATTTTTTCCGGTGGTATTTTCAGAAGTGTTTTGCAGAATAGCATTCGAACGATATACTTTTCCCCAACAGTGGGGACATCTTACATAATTCATAAGGTCTTGTAGACCCTTTTGAGTAAATTCTTTCTTTTCTGATTTGACAGAATCAATAAGAGAAATTACTTGGGTTCTAATCTCCGGAGTGAGCTTCTCCATTTCTTCCCTTACAATGTCCTGTGTTATCCATCTCTGATAATCAGCAGCATAATCTAATACCTGTTGGGCAAAGGTATGCTCTGTTTCTGCATCATAATCAAATTGATAACCACAATGAGGACATGAGACAACGGCACCACCGTTGAGGCTCTTCAGTAATAAACTTAATTCCATATCGTATCCTTTTAAACGTTCATCACTATATCCATGCTGCAAGAACGCTTTCCGGACGAAATCAACAGCTTCCTTTACCTGGTCAGCAGTAGCAGACTTGATATTCACAAGGAACGTCTGTGGATTACTCCCCCAACTTGTCAATGTTGAATATTCCATCATACGCCATTCAAGCACCTTACAAGGATCGATAGAATCCCTTTTGATGGCTTTTACTCCGATAGAGTGTTCTAGGGTTCTTCCATTCTCTGCAAACAGCTTATAATCAGCTAACGTATCACGGCCAATCTGTTTTTCAAGATTTAACTGACCGACCATAACCAAATTACCTTCTGTTTCCTTACCACTCAACGGAACACCTAACAACTGGTCTGTACGATGATTCAGGAACCAACGCATCCGACCAATATTTTCTTTCAATGTCTTATTGAATGAGCCGGGCATAGATATGTCATTTTGTGAGTCCTTCACACCGATACCGTTCACCGCAACGGTAACGATACCCTTCTCATCAACATCATTTGCCTTTGTCTTGTACTGAAGGCTTTTGATTTTCTCTTCCATCTTTTTCATCTCCACTTTTAGTGTTAAAAACTCGATTTACTTTATCCAGTTCCTCATCTGACATATCAAATTTCAATTTGTCAAACAAGGGATTTTCTATCATACTTTCGCCTATTTGGGCACGCCAGTCATTGAGTGTTATAAGCCCACATGAGAATTGTTCACGACAACGTTTATTTATATTTGTCTTTACGTCTTCGGATTCTTTCAATCCTTCCTGCAAACAATCAACATCAGAAAAATCACAATCCAAATAATATCCCCCTCCTTCAAGACCAAGGAAAGCTGTAAAATCCTTGCAGAATTGTTTGGCCATAGGAATAACAGTTGAACAATATACGCTCTTTTCAGCAGTAGCCTGATTGCTAAATGTGGACTGGTCTTTTCGCGGAACAAGAACGGCAGGGATGCCGTATGCCCCTGCAATATTTATTGCATCAGCCAAAGTCTCTTCAAACGGCTGTAACTCTGCAATAGAAAGATTAGTACGAACAAAGTCAATGTCTGCATCTGAAATACCATAAGGTACCTGGCCCTTCCTTACACCATACTTCTCAAAATTTTGCTTCAAAAGCTGTTCCTTTTCATCGTCAGTCAACGCTATTGAACCGGTAGCATCAGTTTTCTTACTTACAATAAAGCCCAATCCACCCCGCTTTACATAAATCACATTTCTAGCTTCATATACAGCTATTAGATTTGACATTGGCTTATTTTGGGAAGCAAGACGACTTTTGGACTTCAAGAACATAGCCCCTGAATAGAACTCTGCACTTCCGTCTCTATCATGCCATATTTGGTATGGAGGAATTTCCAAACTACCATTCCAACCATACTCCAAACGATAGCTACGAATAATATCTTCTGTTTGGGCAATGCCAAACAATGGTATATTCCCGTAAACAGGTTCTACAATAGTCTTATCAGAAGGTAGCACCCAATAATTATCGCAATATCTCCATTTTTCAGCTGTAGAAAAGACATCAGGCATAGCGGCACGAATAAAGCTATTCCCTGTACACAATTTATAAATATGGTGCTGATAAATCAATTCTTTCCAACGCATCAAACAATTAGGACGACTAAGTATGCCATTCATTCGTTTATTCGCCCATACTATACTGTCATCCTTAGTTTTCTTCAATTGAAAATTAGCACCTGCAATTCGCGATGCAATATAATCGATCGGGAAAAAGACTTCAGGTATCGTACTGAATAGCGTTAGATAGTTACTGCCCGCTACAATAGGACTAGTAAGGTCCTCAATGTATGCAACTGACCATTTTTCAGCCTTGCCACTTTGAGTATCTATATCCTTATTTTCAGATGAAGTAACTATTTCAACTTCACCTTTAGTCTTAGATTTCTTTCCAAATAGATTATCAAAAAAAATATTCATTGGGTTCCTTTTTGAGCAAAACTAAGTAAAAAGGAAAACCGTTTTCCAAAACACTAAAATCTTGAAATTACGAAAACATAATATCAACAATACAACATCCTTATTTTCAATCACATATAACGCAATTCAATTCAAACCTAATTTTACAACGAACTGTACTAGCCCACTCAAAACAGCACTGGCCTCTTTTGTTTCACTATCTTTATTATAGTCCATCAGGTTATTCATGAAGGCAACATATTCCGTATCAGATTCTATTTTTGATGCAGAAAAAAGAATACTATTTTTCACATAATCAGATGTTGCAGCAATACGCTTGTCTACATCCGGGAACTCTTTCATTACACGAATCTCTTTACTTGTACTAGAACGGAGTTCCCGGATAAAAGGGAAATAAGCATCCGTACATTCAATTACACATGAATCAGATTCATGGGACAAAATAGAAGAACGTATATCTTCTGTTGAAGTAGTATCCATAAATACGACATCAACAATATGCCATTTATTCCCACATCTAAACGCTTGTATAAGGACAAATTTCCCATTAACATTCGGCATCACATATAGAATCTTCTTAGTGTATTTACATTCAGTATCTGGATTGAAGAAATTAATAGTGCCATTACAAGCATACAAGTTCCTTTTTCGCCGGTTACTAAACTCTATATACTGCTCACTACACAAATCCACAACAACATAGCGAAACGTATCGGATAAATGACCATGTTCCTCATATGTCTGCATGGTAGTTTTATTCTTGACCTTGGTTTTAAGAATGGCACCGTTAGCATCTTTCTGTACGCTCATGTAGTCCTCGATAGATACCGAACATGATTCGTCAATGTATATCTCTATGCCGGGAACAGTACAATCAAAGATAGCATTGATAAACTCACCGGTCATGGCAACACTCGGATTCTTATTGCCTACCTTATCTTCAATCTCGAATCCTTCTTTCTGCAATGTATCTATGAATAAGTCCATCCAAGAGCGTTTTTCATCATCAATGCTGTTGGCCACCTTTGTTGAGGCATCACCATGTACATATAACCTATCAGAATATTGGATAGATTTCAGATACTTTGCAACAAGCTTGGAAGCTTTCTTAACTGTATTGTTCGGGCTTTCGGCACACGTTTCATGGAATTGCCAAACCTTGGTACCAGTTGTGAAATCGACCTGCCAATATGATACACTGATATATGGCAGTACGTTGTTATCGACAGAGATATGAATAGGTAAGTCCGGAACATACTTATGTTCACCGGAATGTTTGCCACGGTTGAAGGAACCGAAGAACTCGCTACCGGTACGAATGACACCCCACTCTCCCAATGCGTACACATTGTAATAGTCCGGGTCGTGAACTCTATCATACTCAAAATCGGCAACACATTGCTCATCATAGAAACCATACGTACCGTCAGGACTACCAACAACCCAAAAATTATTCAAATAGGTAGATTGGATAATAACTGTATTAGGGGCCTGTTCCTCGATTTGCTTAGTACGAAGATTAAGTATTTGCCTAGGTGCGTTCTTTTTTACGGATTTGACCTTGGTAAGTTCTTCCGGCAACTCTTTGCCGGCAATGGTAACAGCCATCGGTACATCATGCCATTTATCTTTATCAATGAACTCTTTCTTTATCCAATGGCTTTCACTGATCGGGTTAAAGGTACAAATAATCTGCTGGCCTTTCTTACCACGCAAACGCTTACGTAGCTGCTTGAAATCCGGATGCTCGAACTCTGACCATTCCTCTAACTGAACACGCTTATAGTTGGAGATACCTTTTATCTTCTCCGGATCGTCAAGACCGGAGAAATCTATCTTAGCTCCATTAACCAGACATTTAATAGTATTCTGTTGGAATTTGAACAAATGGGATATGCCAAGACCGGCCGCAGCGACCTTATAATCTTCATAAATGGTTTTGAGAATAGAAGCTCCTACCTTACGCATGACAAGAGTGTTCTCACCATCCTGTAATGTCTGTATCAGTATTGTTTGTGCCACACTATACGACTTACCGGAAGATGAACCTCCATAGAGAATGATAAAACGGATAGTCTCATCATTCAAGTACTTCAATAGATAGAATCCGTTAGGATTTAGCTTCTTATAATTTATAACCATATTGTTCTAAAAGTAAGGTTTCTCCGTAGGGTGAATACCGGATTTTGCAGTTCAAATTGTTCTATTCTTCCGAATTCTCATTATCTTCAAAGCCGATACGAAGTTCACCGACTTTATTTCCGTCTCCACCTTTGATATTGACATTCTTATCGGCTTCCCATCCATTCCAGGCACCAAGCAAACGAGCGGCTTCTGTTTTACCGTTGAACTCATAGACAACTTCTCCTCTCTTATTCTGAATCTTCTTCAATGCATTACGGGTACGCTTTGGAAGCTGCGAAGGACTTTTCATCTTTACCTTACCTGTTAGCTCATCGACAATATACAAGTCATTAGGATCAGAAGTTATGATATCCATCAGCACACGTTCAACTGTTTCACGTTTAACTTCAGATTCTTTCGCCCTCTTTTCTCTTATCTCTTTTATCCTTGATGAAACCTTGATGTTTTGCATAAGGGCATGAGCATTGCGCCAAACGCTCTCTTGTTTCATCTTAGAACAGTCGTAAGCCATTCGGTATGCTTCACTTGCATTGCCATCTATGTCAACGTAATACTGGCAAAACTTCTCCTGTTTTAATGTTAATGACTTCTCTTTACTCATAGCTTCAAATTATTAAATTCCTGCATGAAGAAACAATGATAGTTACTCAACATGCAGGAATAAATTAGAATGGTTGTACACTAATAGGATTTCTATTTCTCCGCCCCCGCATTTTTTTGAGAATTATCCTCTCTCCGCACTGCGAATACCTTTTTTACTCCGTCCTCGACAGGAGTATAAGACAAAGGTACTAAATAGATACCCCGGTTCACCGATTGCTCTAAATTGTCAAATTCACGTTTCTCATTAATCAACTCTATTTCAAGCGGTTTGTAGTATTTTACTAAAGATGCAAAATACATAGTAGTCACAGGCTGGACGTTACAGATATTGATGAGCTGACGATTACACCCAACCGCATAGATAAGCCCTTCGACGACATCATCTATGTAAGTGAAGCACCGGATATTCTGACCACAATTGTATAAAGACACGTTTTCCTTTTCTATCAGGAACCAGAGAAGAGTTCTTTTTCGCGGATTAGGTCCATATACATTATGCAGCCGGCACCCGGTCGCAGCCTTACAATAGATAGATGCATACTGTTCATCGAAATACTTGCTTATTCCATACATGGAAGTGGTATTCTCCGGATTCGCCGTTGACGAACTGGCGTATACTAACTTCACATGATACTGGTTACATGCATCAGCTACTCGCATGAAAGTATCAATGTTATCCTTCCTGATTTGTTCCAGGTTTCCATTAAACACACTAGTTTGCGCCGCTAAATGGAACACACAATCAATACCCCCATTTTTCAGGAACTCACATACTTTTGTGGCTTCAGTACCGCACTTTCGGTCAAGTCCTATGACTTCAATACCTCTTTTTACTAATTCTCGGCAAAGGGCTTTACCTATAAAACCCTCACTGCCAGTTACAATCATTTTTCTCATCATCACAAAAAAATAAAGGTGTATCGAATAAACAATACACCAAAGGTTCAACAATTATATAAATTTCAGTTCTTATTATTACAATCTTTCCTTACCTTTGCAATATGAATAAAGACAGAAAAAGAGTTCTGATAATAGGTAACGGATTTGACCTTTGTTTAGGCAGAAAGACTTCATACAAGGACTTTTGCCAATCTGAATTTTGTCCTAAAGACTACCCATCTCCTTTAATCAAACATTTAAATGACAAATGGAACGATAATTTAGATGCTGTAAAATGGTATGATTTGGAGAATGAGTTATACAATTATTATATAAGAATCAAAAACAATAATGGGCAAATAATAGACCTATACAACGATAAAGAAAGGAACGTTTTAGAACAAATTCAAGCAAATGGACCAGTCACAGAATTTTATGAATGTATAAAATCTAATGTAGACATTGTTAATAATCTGTTAAAAAACGGAATATTAATCTTGCCACGCTTTTCTTGTTATATCAGTTTCTCGCATGAAGATATATTAAATCCTCCTATTGAACGAGACCAAAAAGCCTTACAACTCATAAAAAATGGATTAATACAATATCTCATAAAAGTGCAACAAGAAACTATTAACGAAAATTCTATAGCTGCAATTGTCGCAAGAGCATTTATGCAGAATAAATCAAATGATCAAATTGTCATATATTCTTTTAACTACACGAGTTTTAGTGAAGTAGCTCCTAATTCCAGTTTTGCAATGGAGTTTAATGATACAATAAACTATGTACATGGATGTATCTTAGATGGAAATATTATATTAGGAACAAAAGATGAGAAAATTGCTCATAACTATGACTTCATACAAAAATCATTTGATTCTCAGTATAATCCTCCTGCTATGGTATATGATTTAATGGATGCTGATGATATTACAATATTTGGGCATTCATTAGGCATAAATGACAGCCAATATTTTAAAGCCTTTTTTGAAAGGCAATCTTCATCTACTAATCCTCAAAAGAAGAATATTACAATATTCACTAAAGACGCAAAATCAGAAATTGAGATAAAACGCTCACTACAAGAAATGACAAACTGGAATTTGACATCTTTATATGGATTGAATAATCTCCAAATAATTAAAACAGATGAATGTGCCAATACCCCAACCCTATTAAGAAAGTACATCAAAATGTATGTTGATAATGATGAAGATATTGGTAATATAATCCACAGCTAACCACTATGTTCGCAATAGATTATTATATCCTATTTATTTCATTACTATATACATTTGGAGATTTCATCATTTTTTTGTTTATTTGCAAAAACATCTAATAATATGAAACGATTCATAAACATTACCATATCTGTAATAACGCTCTTGGCTTTAATCATCATTTTAGTTATTGGGTTAGATATACAAAGTCTCAAATTAGGTTCATTTACAAATGCTCAAAATATAAATAGCATATTAATTAATTTATCATATAGTTATATCGCTGGAGCTTTTTTTTACTTTTTGGTAACAACTATACCTTTCTATTTGAGAAAAAGAAAAATTAATCTTGTCATCAAAGATAGAATAAATATTATTTCAAAAGGTACACAAACGATCATCTTTGCATATGATCCATCATCAATCAATTTAACGATTGAGCAAATTGAAAATGTGAATTTGGATAGAAATAATGAAAATGATTTATTGAATCTTTTTAAAAGATCAACGATTTTTGATATTTCAAATGTTGCGAAACAAGTTTTGCCAGAAACAAATACTAAAATTTTATTCACAATAAATCAATCATTGCAAATAATTGATAAAGCTATTGATGAAACACTTAACTATTTAGATTATCTTTCTGAAGAACAAATTATCCTATTGAATAATATAAAGAATTCAGCATTTAAGAATACGGTTTCTTCATCTACTGACAACGAATTTTATAAATATATGTTTAACCAGCCTCAAGTCGTTGATACTTTAGCAAAAGATTTCATTGTATTCTGGAAAGATGTAAAAAAACTAAATAGTATATCAAAATAATCAATATTATCTTTCAGGTATATTTTAATTATCTCTTTATCGATTTAAATAATAATTACATTTAAATCCTTTTCTTGGTGAGAAGTCTGCAAAATCGCAGGTCTTAAATATCTGATGCTTGTTAGCCCATTGTGCAATATCCTTTTCATATAAAGTAGGTTTGCGGTTATTATTAAAGTCCCGGTATGGCTGTACAAAAGGAGAAATTCCTAACTCTTTAAGCCTATTTAATCGATACATATCCTGTTCTACTGTAGAGTTAAAACCTACTAAGACATAACAAGACAAATTACGAGGCTTGATATATTTAGTAACTTCTCTCAACTTTTCTGTAAGGTCAATCTCCGGTAAATCCCATGCAATATGGATTCTTCTTTTCAATTTCAGCTTACTCAAATAAAATGCTTGCTCCTCATTCATGATCCTGACATCAACACCATGTAAATTGACCATCTGATTTTTCTTTTGCAGATAATTAATGGCATCTCTCCATTCGGGATTTGCAAAAAAATTGTTATCTAACACCTCGATCCATTCTCCTTTAGGATTCAACTCAACTGGTTCTACTGCCCGGATATATCCTTCTTTTTCACGAACCAAACAAAACGGACATTTACGGATGCAGCCCCGGCTAAAGAACTGAATAGAGAAAGGATACTGGGGATAAATGGAGTAATCCATCAACAAACTGTTTTCCACATCATCAGAAAGCCTGCTTGCAATGTCATACCCAGTACCGCCTTTCTCTATAATATCAGCTTGTAAGGTCAAGTAATTAAAATCAGGAGTGAAAGTAAATACTTTGCTTGCCATTACTTTATCATATTGACTGAAAGGGGTAGCCCATTCCACTTGGTCACCTCTCGCCTTATGATATGCAGATGCACGCATAAGAGCGAAGTTAGGGAAGTGATGACCGTCTACATCTACAATTCCAATGTTCATCATTTTTCTTATGAGAATTATTTATTCCGATTATTATATCTCCAAGCTCTGATAAACCACTTTGTTAATTCCCAAAGAACTCGTGGAGAAAATATAATCTTTCTAATTACATAGAATGGTATTATAGTTTCCATTGCTACGTAGTAGTTATCTTTAAACTTTCTATGCCTTGTACACGATTCTGCTAATTTCTTCTGGTTTAAATCAACCCAGCCATGATAATGTACACCGATAAAATTTTTGTGTAACCAAAATTCGGATAGTCTTTTTCGGTTCTTACAATCAGTTTGACATATAAAAAATCCCCATCCCATAATCATTCCTTTCTTATCTTGTTAGTCATTAATCAATAGTTCTAATTCAATTAATAATTCCCGTTTCGCCCAACGTCTTGCACGCATATTAGCAAGTTGATCTGTTCGTCGTTTGGCTTTCTTTGAAGCACGGGTATTGTAGGTATGATTGGGAAATTTATCATGACCAGGACAACATCCAAAATCCTGTCTTTTTATGCCTTCTTTCCTCATTCTTTTTCTTGTATTAAAAAATAACCTCTGTAAATTCATATGAACTAAGTGCATTTTCCAAACTATCGAAAGAGTCAAATTCTCTTTTAATGCGTCCAAACTGATATGAATACACTTCTTCACCTCGTTTACGCTCCATGTTAATAATATATCTGAAACCATCTTCCCGTGTAACTGTAACAGGATAACCTTCTGTTATATTATCAATTATCTTTTGTTCGTTTAAAATCACTTTATTCATAATTCCAAGTTATTGGTTTAACCCTTAATTCTTTACATCTATAAAGGTAATCGTTGTTGACAATTTTAACAAACAGAAACTTCGCCATTTTAACGCCATTTTCATTCGGTCTTTTTCTTCAACAATTCAAGTACAATTCTTTCCCCTTCTTTCATTCCATCAATGTACCCTTTTGCACGTTCACCGGCATTATATACTATAAAAGAGAGGATCAACAGAAACAGTCCGAGCGAACGATGCCAGTACGGAAGCTGAACTGTAAACGGTTTGATTGTTATAGACAAATGCCCTACATATAGCAGGAACACAAGCAAAATCACACATGAAATAATTGTTGTTTTCATATTAATCTGTAAATAAATTAAGTTGAGTTGTAAACTCGGGTTTATAAATTCTAAATTTACGCTTAAAGAAAGTCTCAAAGGCTGTTACAATTTCAGAGATGGTATTATCAGTAATGCCTAATAATTTATCATCGGCAACTATAAGAGACAAAGCCTTGTCAAGAGTCATTTTCTTCTCAATAAACAGGGAATACACCAAATATCTACGGGTATATTCCCCAGCCTTGAGTGACTCAACTTCTTCAGGAGTGGCCTTTCTCTTGTACAATACTTTATACCAATGTGTTTCAGCAGTACGAGCACGCTTTTGTCTCGGTAACAAGTCATAAAACACGGCAATTTCATTCTTTTGGATACACTTATGTTTTTTACGAACACCATACATCACATAAGGAGTGTTCCAATCAGGATGAGTCTTTCGATATTCAAGCTCCAGCTCTCGATCAATAAGATCTTGCTCAAAGTCTTGTTTCATTAACCATTCCTCGAACCAGGCAGCAAGTGCTTCTTCTCGATCATAATAATCTTTTCCATTTATACATAAGGGAATCATAATAACTATTTTTGTTGCATTTCACGTTTAAATCTTTCCTCTAAATCAAAAATGGTTTCTCCACTATTACGCCGATAGGGCCTATCGGTATTTAACTGAAGTTCTTTCAGCTTTTTCCAATACCATGGAAGGTACAAATACATATTCTTCAACTCCTTCAAGTTCTTATTTCCACAACACCAGCAACTCACACGATCAAGTAGCTCATATAGCCTTACTCCATCCTCATGCCAAACAAAGCCTTTTGTGTAACAATACTGGAGTGCATCTGCTTCAGTAATGCCCCAATCACGAAGTGGTAAAACCCGATTTGGTCGTTTTTCCTTTTCAAAGCGATAGGTCTCATCGGCAGCAATACCGACATAATCAATTCCGTCTTTTGTGTGAGCTTTCAATGCACGAAGTTTCTCACTCGTTCCCCACCGGCATGTTCCCCCACACCAACTATATCCTTTTTTATGGATAATATTGGTCCCTCTTTTCTTAACCGGCCTTTCAAACATTGTCCAAAGAAAAGGTTGCTCCGGATGCAGTTCTGTATATTTAATGCCAAGTTTTTTAAGAATTGGAAGAACAGCATCACGAGTGTTATAGATTGCCTGAAATTCCATACCTGTATCATAGAAAACGACTTCATCCAACTGATATCCTTTATCTATTAGCATGAAAAGCATTGCCAAGGAATCCTTTCCAAAGCTGACTGAAGCATAATATATCATACAAAAAATTTAATAGACAAGTCACTTTTTCTTCTTTGCCCTCTGATTATTAATCTGTGACATACACATACGGCACCAGGAAGTCAACAAATGATATTCCTTACCTTTTCTCACCACTATACGATTGTAGAACCGGTTCAAGTAGAAGTAATTTCCGCAATGGGTACATCTTTTCATTTCACGTCCTGAATCATCTATAATCCGATTACGCGGCTTACGACGAATTAGAGTACAACTTTTACACTTCTCATCAGTTTCGCGGTGCCGCCGGCAATGTGATAAGGATTTTACTCCACATTTAGCAAACACCTTACAATCTCTACGAGGTATTGATTGACACACATTCATGGCTTCCTCGCATTCAAGAATTTATTTACTACACGAGAAAGTACATCCTCATTCTCCGGCATCAGCCATTCTTTTGCAACGTTCCAAGCAATACTCATAGCAGGATTGAAGTTATCCTTCCTGACTGTGTGATGAGACAAACGTCCTTCAGTGGGCTTCAAACCCTTATCATGTAAGATACACAGTCCATTCTCGAAAAAAGCACAATACTCCTTACCAGCAACGGGCTGAATCATCGGAATAGCAATATTAATAACCCCTAAGAATATACCAGCAGCCCAGTTCGTCAGTGCTAACCTGTCGGCATAACCTGCATCAATAATTCGTTCAATATCATCAGGAGTACCTAAACATGGCGTATGACATTGTTGTTTACAAACACTGCATGAGCATTGTACAGGTACACGACCTGAAGCCCTCATTACCCTTTGTAATGAGGTTTCTTTTGATAATTCTCTCATAGTAAATTATTTGAGATACTACAGATTATTAAACATCGCCCCACAGCTTTACTGCAAGGTCATAATTCTTTTGAGCTTCGTTTACATCTTTCTTAGCATAAGTTAAAGTGTAAGAGTGCATACGTGGATACTTCCCAGATTTGACACCTGCATGATACTCCTTTGCGACTTCTAATTTATGCTTATAGAAATCTATGCTTTCAGGCATTGACAAATTTATGGTATTAGCTCTCTTATCCCAATATTCTGCTTTACTTTCGTGTTCTGCTGCTTTTTCGTCAAACTGAACACTTTTACCCATATTGTTCCAAGCATCGTCTATCGCTTTTCTATGTCGCTTTTCGCTATGATGTCCTACTTTTATAGGTTCACCAAGGGAAAGAAAATCTTTATCTTTGTTGGACTTATTATAGTATTCATTACTTCTCTGTACAGCAGATGCAGCCCATTTCCTACGACGTTCCGCTCGTCGCTTCGCCCATTCTTGAGCATTAAAGCCGTCAGCTCTAACAATGGAGTAATAGTAAAATCCATCTTTCTCGAAGATTAGATTAAATACTATACTTTCGTTCTCCTTACCGTACTTGGTGGTAACCTCAATAGTTTCACCTTTTTCATGCTTCTCATCACACTTTGCCAAAAATACATTTGGCGCAAATTTGTAATACGTGTTCATTTTCTTAATTAAATTGGTTTGACTTATATGAAAAACAAGAAACCACAGCTACTTAGCCGTGGTTTCATCATTAAATAACTTTGGTTGACTGTGTTGAACCAAATCATCGAATAAACCAGGAACACGAGGTTGTAACGCCTTGTATTCTTCCCGAAAGAATTCTTCTTTGGTTCTCCCATGTTTTTTACCCTTTCGTGTATGTACATCGAAAGTGTAGTCTGGAATAGGAATAGGATAACGCCTGACATCATTTATCCACTTTTCTATATCAATATCCTTTCTATCATAGATGAAGTTTTGCAAATGATCCGCATCACGATTCTTTCTACATTCACAAAGGAGAATAACAGCTTTACTGACAAATATCCTCCCTTTGGGTTCAGTAGCAGTCTTGTTTACCAGCTCATGCCCCTGCCACAATGCTTCTATCTCTTTAGTAATGATTCCATAGCAATCTTCAGCACTAATGGTAAACAGACGCTTCCACACATAGTCGCGGTACCCACTCGCCCAAAGTTCCAATGCAAAAAAGCCGGCTACCCCGGTGTCGGCTCGCCTAATGGCTTTCTGCATTGCAGAACTCACCTCAAAGAAATCATATCCGCAAACTGTTCTTATAATCATAATTCTAATTTAATGGTTTGACTTTTAGTTTATTACATCAGTAAAATTAGCTAAAAAAGGCGAATATGACAAACAGAATGGACGCCATTTAAACGCCTTTTTTACAGACTATTAGAATTTGAATTTGCATGATATATTATATTGAACGAGCTGCTTTGTTTTGTCTTTCCCATTAGTGGTTGCACTCTTTAGCAAAATACTATCACCAAAATTCTTTTTGATAAAGAGGATAGATTTACGTTCCTCTTCCTGATTCCTTATAGAAGCAAGCCCACCAGCGTTTACAAAAGTGTTCTTTTGCTCAAAATTATACCGCAAATCGGTTAAAACCTTACGTTCTTTGTACTTCATGTAACAAGAAATCCAAAAATCTTCCTTCAAACGTATTTCCTCATTCCACCAAGTGTTTTTGTTATAGATTACTCCATAACTGCAACCGGTTATCATTTTCGAAAGAGAAAGAAAAGCGGATTCATCATACATTACCGGCGATATCCGAGCGGTGAAGCCAAACAGATGTACATCCATCATACTGGCCATCTCAAATAATGACTGAATGATATTGGTTATCTTATCTTTATCCTTTATCCGGCTAGGTTCTCCTTTTTCCACATAAATAGGTTTGCAGGCATGGACATCATCATCAAGCATGAAAAGTTCTCCAAAATGCTTTGCCATCCAGTTACGTTTCGGGATGAGGCCCATAACGTCGTCAGGATGAGTAACAATTTCACATTCCGGGTTAAATTGTTGATATAAGTCAGCTTGACTTTCAGCAACGCAAATGATAGGATCGTTCACCAACTTTTTAGCGAACACCCGGTCATGGCGTTTATGACTTGGTATTACTATCTTGCAGGGCATGGCGAACGTCTTTTATATCAATTACATTGGATTTACTTATTTTCCCGGTTTTGTACGACTTCATGTGCTGCATGTCCAGCCTTTCACGAAGCCAGTTGCTATCTACCTCATTACTTGAGGTGATGATAAACAACTCATGTTTTTCGTCATACTTTGGAATGAGAGGATAAATGGCTGTATCATCCGTGATGGCATCGAAGCGCTCTTTAAATTCATCCTCTTTCTTCTCCGGGGCAAATTCGATGCCCCAATCTTGGAGTTCCGCCTTATTCCACTCGTTTTCCATAACGTCCAAATCATTCTCACCAAAATTGACATTATCTTTAGTGGCATATTCCCTCAACTTCTTAACGGGGGTATCAGGTGACAGAATTTTACAAGGCAGTTCTTTATAACCTAACTCCTTGCAAGCTCGCAAACGTAAATTACCACAAACAACAATATATCTGCCATCATTGTAGGGAAAAACTATAAGTTCTCGAAGCTCAAGCATCTCTGGCGAATCCTGAATGCTTTTCTTCATCGCTTCAAAGCGGTAATCACGAAAAAAACGTGGATTTTTCGGCAATCCCGTGAGCTGCCCCTTATTAAAATCAAGTAGGCAGACTTGAATAATCTCTGTCATAACTAACTATATTAAAATCAACAACACAAAATCAACAACACAAACAGTCAGTAACAACACCTAATCATTTTTTCTATCATCGAACTCTATCTTATCTTTGATAAGCTGTTCAATGTCCTCACAACCAAATCTTTTTAAATAGGCAACAAGGTAAATTATCATCTCGGCTGCCAATTCTTCATCTTCCGAATATTTAGGAAGATTATCACTCCTATATTTAGAAGCAATATCGAATTTTCTCCAAACGGCTTCAATTCTTATGCTAAACGCTTTTCTTGAGCTATGCTCATTCATCTTAAAGCGCTTCCTCATGATATTCAAGCATCTCTGGGCAAACCTATTCAATGTTATCATATCGATCGGGTTAAATTGTTAGACTATGAATAATCTCACACGATTCTATTAGGTTGGTCTCTGATGCGAAACCAATGAACATATTCTCTATCTATCAGCATACTATTATTTATTTTGAGGGGTCTGTTGTATCTAAATATTTCCTGTACTCTAATTCTGTCTTAGCAAGATTGATTACGGTATTAACCCCTTGGAAAACTTGTTTTGCTTGGCTCACTTTACTAGGATCTTCTTTCACATCCTTAATTTGTTGAAGAACCAAATTCCTCAAATCTTGTAAAATGGTAGGGTTCACTGTAGACACCTTATTCAACCGTTCATTAGCCAACACGACAACTGTGTTTGTTATTGGCCGGAAACGATTCAATTTGGAAGCCAAATCAAACATACTAAATACCAATACTTTGCCATTATTCAAGTATATCTCAACTTCGGTACCATCATCACCGGTACCGTCACAGTAATTGAGAATTACAACTTCTTCATTCTGATAAAGGAATGGTTTATTAACCATTTCTTTCAATCTATCTATTGCTCCATCAGTCATGATTCATTCTTTTTTGTTGTTTTATTAATTTGTCTATTCAAAGCTCCTTTTAGCTTGATTAGGTACTGAACATCTTCCGGATATCGGGCATACAAAGAATTCTCTTTTTTTAATTGTTCAGAACGACTAATCATGTAAAGGTTCTCAATGGAAACGTTTTGCCTGTTGCCATCCTTAAACTGAATATTATAACCAGGGGGGATTTCTCCATTATGCTCAATCCATACAAGCCGATGTTTAAGTTCAAAGACATTCGGTTCGGCAGTTTTCACTTCAATGTAACCGTCACGAGTTATGCGTTCATAACCGACTGGTTTATGATTTTTGGGGATATGTCCTTTCTTAAATCGAGTAGCTTTCGTTTTTGCTAATTGTTCCTCTGACATATATTCCGTTTGCTTACGTCCCTTGTTCATCGGTTGGTGGCCTTTGGGAAAGAAGCTTTTAGAAGCGCATTGAAATTTAAATTCTTTAGATTTAAAGAGCCGTAATTTAAATGCAATTCCATTTACAGCAGAATAAGTGGTACCTAATATCTGTGCTATTTCCTCATTAGTATGATTGGGATACAACTTTTTCAATTTATCAAGTCTCTCACTATTCCAAAACGAGATTCTCGGAGAGCGCCTAAGTTTTCGAATCAAGGCCTTTGTTTTAACAGCACTAAGTGTTTTATCAAGACGCCTAGCAAGTTCTTTTAAATCAGCAGTCGGATACTCACTGTCAAGTATAGCAAGTTGTTCGCCAGTCCACGTTTTCATAAGTGCGTCAATAAAGAGAGGAAACCACTAGGCTTCCTCTGTGTTATCGTTATTTAGCTCTTTCAGTCTTTCTTTGAGCTTCTTTTCTTTCTTATCATATGAATCCGCAAGTTTCTTAGAGAGCGCTTTGAAATCATCCGGATATTGTTCTGCAAAAAGAATTTTCTGACACTTTTGCAAATAGGAGTAGAAATTCACATTATTCGATGATAAGCATTCAGCAATAAAGGCTCTATACCATTGGTGTCGGTCAGCTTGGTTGTTCTTGACATAATTTACAAAATCACTCTCACCATTCCATTTTTTCAAATTCAGTTTTTCAAGATAAGTACTGCTACAACCGCTAAGAACCAGCACATCAAAAACAAGTTGTTCATTTTCAGAGAATTCTTTTGTTCTCTGATAATATGTTTTCTCTTGCGCCCACTTGCGCATTTCTTCAGCAGACTTCTCCTTGACTATATCCTTCGCTCTTTTTAATTGGGCGTTTATTTTTTCCCTTTCTATCTCTTTTAGATCGGCAACGGCGGAAGTAGAGGAAGCCGTTTCTTTTCTAACATAATAGAAACTAACGTTAAATTCGGGAGAATAATGTCCAAAAAATGAAAGACAACGATAAACTTCTCCATCTTCAAGCATTTTCAAAGTGCGTTCATCATCTTCTGAATACCAGCACTTACATCTAAAGATTTCATCAGGATCAACTATTTCAAATCCAAGTTGTTTAACAGCTTCCAAAGTTTTTTCATAGAAAACCTTTCTATCTTCTCCCCAATATGTATCGGGACGTCTAGCGATAATTACTGTTTTTCCAAATGAAAGAGGTTCGCCAACTTTAACAAGATGTTCATATTCTAGTTGAATTTTCCGCGTCACATAAGCAATCTGTTTTTTCTCATAGCAAGCAGCATTGATACATCTAGCATCCTTACTATTCATTTCATAGAACAAACAACCATGATTACACGTATTATTCTCACATTGAGAACATGATTTAATATCGGTATTTTCCCAATTATCGGAATCATCTTTAATCCAAGGTGCGTTACCAAGCTCCATGAAAGAATTACTCACAAATTCTCGAATCATAGCAGTAGTACATTGTTCTTCCTCCTCCTCATGAAACTCTTTTTGAGTATCTTCATCCAATTTAGAAAGAATCATAGCACCGGACAATGGTATATCTCCATTTCTTACCCGCTCTTTTAGTTCAGGAATAAGAGAATTCAATTTAATACGGTCAAAAACAAACCGGGTAGACTTTCCTATTTTAAGAGCGATATCTTCCAAAGTTCGTCCTTTTTCAGCCAACTGCGCAAAGGCAAAAGCTTCTTCGATGGGATCAACATCTTTTCTTTGAAGATTCTCGGTAATCATCGCTTCAAAAGCCTCATCATCTGTCATTTCTCTGACAATGCAGGATATTGTCTGAAATTTTTCCGACTTTTTTCGATGGGCTTTGATTTTTGCAACATTCGCTTCATCTTCCTTTGCTTTCAAAAGTGACACAGCCCGGAAACGACGCTCACCGCAAACAATTTCGTATGTGTAAGGTAATGGGGTAACATCTCCGGTTTCTAGGTTAGTCATCTCCTCGGATTTAGCAACTCTGACAGTGATAGGTTGCAATAAACCTTGCTTTTCAATGTTGCTTGCAAGCTCTTCAAGAGCTGCTTCATCAAAAGTCTTTCTCGGATTCAAAGGAGAAGGACTGATAAGGTCAATTCTAATGTTTTGTACTTCCATAATTTAATTATATTGGTTTGACTTTTAATTCATTACATCAGTAAAGTTATCGTAAAATGACAAGTTATGCAAACAGAAACTTCGCCATTTTAACGCCATTTTCATGCGGGCTTATTACGTATTTGAATGAAGCCACGTTTTTCCGTTTCCCGAAGCAATTCCATATCTTCCTCACGGATATAACAATCCGTTTCACCATTAACAGTTGTGTGATTAGGAATACCAAAACGCTCCCGTATTCTTCTTTTCACTTCAGGAATATCTTCAAGTTTGATATGCCTAGTGTTCCAGTAAATTGTCACCTTCTGCTTCTTGTTTGCCATTTTCTCTTTTGTTTAGATAAGAGATTATTTCATTTGAGAGACTTAACGCTTTAGCAGCTTCTTCATCTCCTTGCTCAACTCTAAGTTTGAGTTCGTTCCGGTATTCTTCATACGACAAGCCATTTGTAAAACTCGTTTCCCCTGACAATTTAGCCTTATGAGTATTCCATGACTGATTATCAGCAACAGCACAACGTTCTTTGTTGTATTCACGAAGCCATCCCATAATGATAGAACCATCAATACGATTGTAATTTTCACCATATTTCATTTTCATTGCATTCTTGAAACACAGTTTAAAATCATCAGTTTTCATATAGGGATATTCTTCAATGATTAAATCTACTGTAGTAGCAACTTGGGTAGCAGACATTGTATTACTGACATTGAAAAACTCCAAGGCATCAGCTATCAATATGACCAGCACTGCTCTAGCCTGTGGTTCACCAAACTTTCTTATGATAGTGCCAATAGAAGGTTCATCACTTTGAAATACATCTTCAACCTTCTTTGGGCATAGAGCTTTGCAGTAGTTCTTCGGCGAGGTCCGTAAGACTGCTAACCGATTCTCTTCTTGTGGCCGCAGTATCAGTTCGTTTTCCATTATAGTTACCTTCTAAAATATTTGTAAATTTTGTAGGTAAGAATATCCAGTCAAAAGTGCACCTCCAATTTTTATCGTTTTGTCCAAGCAAGAAAGGACTGTCTAAAACCAATTGGAACACATCGAATATAGCTTGCTTCCCGTATTGTGCGACACGTGCTTTAATAGCTTTCTTTCGTTTTGCATCTATGGACTTTATAGCAGGAAGTTTACCTTTAAACGTGGAATTAAAATAATCCATTAGCCCACCCCAATCAATCTTTTCCTCGGGGAACAAAGAAAGCTCGTCTTTCTTTGATTCTCCTTTAGGAGAAGTTTCTTTCTTTTTTAAATGAGAATCATTATCATCTACATAATCATTATCATATTCATTATCATTATCGGGTTTTGTGGGTTCTTTTGGGTTTCCAAATAACCCAGTGGGTTTTGTGGGTTCTTTGGGTTCTTTTGGGTTTTCACTTTTCGGACGTCCCCCCTTAGAACCATTGCTCTTATTCCTTTCCACAATAGACATATACTTTTCAGTATCCCTGTCTATATCTATCTTTATAAAGTTGAAAGCAATATTTGCCATAGGTTTCAACCCCCGAAGATTTCCCGTTGTCGCATACTCAATTATGCTTTCGTAAATCTCCAGCCTGACATCATCCGGCAAATCCTTGATTGCTTCTCTCCACCCTTTATAAAAGATGAATGAATTTCTTTCCATATTTTAAGGGATTATACTCCGATTAGTAATAAAACTCACAGACCTTTTGCTTCCTTCAGTTTTTTCGCTTCTTCCTTGTAATGAGTAATCAGCTTTTCTAATTGAAAGTCACTAAATTGCTTAGTAACATTTTTCTTGGCTTCCAGGAGCAGCACATTTCGTTCACCATACTTGGCAACTAGACGTCTGCGATAATCCTGAATATTTCCTTCCATGAAGCGGTTACAATGTGAACATTGAGCATTGCAGTTCATTTCATCAAAGCGAGTACTCATGTGTTGGCGGTTGATGTAATGACCGCAATCTGCTTTATTGAAAGGCTTTATTTTACCACATGAAATACACTGAAAATATCCATTAGGCATCGTATCACGATAACGGATGAATAAACTAAATATTCTGTCTAGTTCATTGACAAGATCAGGTTTCTTCTTGACCTTAACACCTTCTACCTCGAAAAGAGGCTTTTTCTTTTCTTTCTTCTTGTAATTTCTCCACATGATAATTAAAATACTACATTGGTTAATTGACGGCCACGACTCATTATACACCATTTTCCCTTTTCAGGCTGTTCTATGCGTAACTCTTCAACACGCCCAAAGCGCCGGAAATTCCCACTCAAATCAACAACCCAACCCTCTTTACCTTGGCAGGGACGAATGACACGACCGACCATTTGATAATAGAGGGAAAGGGATTTGGTTGGACGTGCAAGAACAACCGTATCAAGCTCCGGGTAATCGAATCCGGTTGTAAGTACGCCGACATTAGCAACAACTTTTATTCTTCCATCTTTAAAACCTTTCAGAATTCGTGCCCTTTCTTCCTTTGGAGTAGAACCGCTAACGATCGCACAATTAGGAATTTCGGAAGCCAGTTTTTCAGCTTCACGAATAAACCTCGTGAATATTAAAATACCTTTGCGTGGTATGCCCGATTTGGGGTTCAACAGACGTTTTGTCCATCCAACTATATCTTTGTATATGTCCACACGTTCAAACTCTTGCAGAAGACTTTTTTCATCGTAATCTGCACCAGTAGAATTAGTCCTGACTCGACTTAAATCCAACTTTGTAATATCATAGTATTTCAAACTTGCGAGAAATCCTTTAGCAAGTAGTTCACTCACCTGACAGTGATAAATAACATCAGTGAAAACCTTTGGCCGGGTACGAGTTATAAATTTAAGCATAGCACCACCTCTTCCTGAACATAATCTGTAAGGAGTCGCTGTCAGCCCAATAACTTTCCTTTGCTCATCTTCAAAGAATTCCTTATACATTCCTTTCTCCGGATTCACTAAATGACATTCATCAATCAGAACGTGCTTGAAATGTTTGAAGAAACTCATGTGTTTCATCACACTACCAATCATAGCGAACGTAATACGATTGATATCCTTTCTTCCGGCAGAAGCTGAATAAACTCCACAATCGAATATGCCGTATGATTGAAGTTTCGCAAAATTTTGTTCGAGTATTTCCTTGCTAGGCTGGAACACTATCAGCGGCCCGTCTATCCGTGCAGCTATATTGGCAATGACAAGGGACTTCCCGGCACCAGTGGGAAGAACTATCACGTAGTTTTTCTTTTCCTTGGATTTAAAAACGCTGACCGCTGCATCACTAGCACTTTTTTGGTAGTCTCTTAACTGGTATGTCATAATTTGATGTGATATTTATGAACTTTCGAATGACAGTCACCACAAAGGGTAACGAGACAATCAAGATGTTCAAGTTCATGACCAACGATTGATTTTCCGTTAACCCTGTATGTTTTGTGGTGAATCTCTAAATTGAAGTCTTTACCGCACATCTGGCATTTATGTCCGTCCCTAATACGAATTTTACGCTTGGCTTCTTCCCAATCTGGATTATTCACAAGCCGCTTCACATAGTTGGACTTCCTGCCTTTTTTGTGCTGCAATCTACTCATCGTCTTCCGGTTCTTCTTCAGGAAGTTTATCAGACAGGTCTTCTTCGAACTTGTCCCCATAATCTTCTGTATCATCAATAGGACGTTCTACTTCAGGATATTCAATACCAAACAAATCAAGCATCGCTTTTCTGTTTCGATCTTCCTGTGCCCAAAGAGAACGTTTGTCCCAATCAGGAATTTTTTCAGCTTTCACAAGCTTAAACTCACCGTTCACCCATGAATAATACAGGAAATATCCATCAAGAGCAAACCGGATCGTATTCTTACTTGAAAGATGATACTCCCTCGTCCCCTTTTTGACCTCGGCAGCCAGGTCTTTAATTTCAGTCTTAATAGAAGCTAACCTGTCTTGTGCATCACTCTTAATTTTCTTCGCACGTTCAATGGCTTCCAACAGTTCACGTTCGCGTTTGGGGACCTCATTCTCTTGCTTGATGCAATACTCTTCACGAATTTCGGAAATCTCAAATTCATCCAGTAAACGTTGTGTCACCTCACTTTCAGGGAATGTAGCATTGAAATGCTCATTCACCAACTTTATCAATTCATCTACATTCGTAGAACCCTGAAATAAAACAGGGGGAAATTTTTCCCGAATAGAATCGGGAACTACAAACTCGATTGTCTCGGGTTCGTAGTTTCTCAAATTTGCAATCATAAATTATAAAAGGATTAATTAGTACCGGTTTTGGTACTCATGAATAAAATCTAAGTAATGCTGGTCTTCAGGCAACGGAAGTGTAATACCAAACTCGGTGGCCGCATCTATTTTCACGCTTTCCATGAAATTATGCATCTCTAAAGTATTAAGTTTACTTGTTCCTCGCACAATAGTTTCCACTTTACCATTCACATGAACCTGTTTCACAAGAAACTTCTTACAATACAAGTCATGTATATCCTGAACTCCAGCAGCAGTGCTCCAATACTCTTCACCTGTGTATTCACGCAAACAGGCACCAATACACTGAAACCATTTCCACATGAGAGCATTTTGATTTAATGTTCTCGGCTGTGTTTTTTTCTTAATGGTTACAGTGTATTCTCCATTACGAAGTGTGCTGCACATGAACTCGAAAGACTTATCCATTTGGATTTTGCCATCTTTCTTCGTCAATGTTGCTTCCATAACCTATCAGAATGGCAAATCGTCCTTGGTCGGTGGTGGCGGTGGCGGGCACTCATTCACCGCACTTCGAGTCTGATTATTGGTGTGTTCCGGAAGAGGTGGCGGTGGTGGCGCTTGTTGAGGCTTAACAGAAAGCATCTCCATATTATCAACAAAAAGTTCTGTAATATACCGTTTAATTCCTCTGCTATCATCATAACTCCGAGTTCTTATCTTTCCTTCCAGATACAACTTGTCTCCCTTATGGACATACTTCTCAACAACATCAGCAAGACCACGCCAAACAATAATATTATGCCATTCAGTTCTTTCAGGAACCTGTGTTCCATTGGCAAGGGTATAACCTTTTTCAGTGGTGGCAAAGGAGAAAGTGGCCACTTTAGAACCAGCTTCCAAAATTCTAATATCGGGGTCTTTGCCAACATGCCCGATAAGCATCAATTTATTTAAACTCATGATTTATCCTCCCTTATTGTTACACGGATACTATCAGCTTTAGGAACTGTTTTGATATACTTAGAATATAATTCCGGATAGTCAGCCTGAAACTTTTTAGTATCAAAATTGTCACTTGTAGAAGCGGGTGTATAACTAACTCGCAATCTTCCGGCATCCCATGACTTGACACCATTCTCACGCATAGCAGTTTTCAGTTTTGCCTTATAATCTTTCTGAATCTTGGTTAGATCTGCAAGTTCTTCCTCAATTCCGATTATAGTATTTACAAATTGCATTGGAATAAGTAACTTGTCATCATCAGGGGCAGGAACAGGAAGAATGGATAGATATTGCTCACCCTTCTTCTCGCATTCCATTAATTTCTTGACTTCTTTATCAGGCTTACGAGGAATTTCAACCAATTCATGTTTATCACCACGTACCCAAATGCCGAACAATTTATCAACTTTGAGTAATGGATTTTGTAGTTCAAACAGATAAGCATAAATTGACAACTGCCAACTCAAATACTCTTCGTCAAGATGCAGCGTAGTTTTGATGTCACCAAGACAGATTCTACCGGCTTTCTCCCAAACACAATCTATATTCGATGCAAAGTATTCGTTATCAGACACCGTGTACTCATTAGCAAAAGCCTTATATCCAGCTTTCGTTCGCTCTTTCAAATAATTCTCTGCTTCAATACTTTCAGGCGGTAAGCCTGTTGCATCAACAAACTGGCATTGAGCATGAATAAGGCTCCCCTTCTCAGCAGCTCTCTTCAACACAAAATCTGGGACATCTTTATATTTGTCAGGGAACAACTGCCGGCTAATCATACCGGTTATACCTTGCAACTGTTTTTCACCAAGCATATAAGTGTGGTTTTCCTCATTGAAAACCACACTGGATTTCACTAATTCTATCATTATTATCAATTTTTAGGAGGATATGTTTTCTGCATGTCAATAGTTATGTTTCTGAACTCCTTATTATTGTGAAGTTCAGGATGTTCAGCCCAAACTCTTTCAAGCTCTTCGCGGCTTTTAACACCAGTCATTTGTTTAATTGCACGATCCAGGTCTACACCAGTATATACTTTGCCCGAAGCGTTTGAAGCAGAAACATTGGGAGCATATACTTTTTCCTTTGTATTACCATAAGCAAAACGAACACGGTTTTTATTGTCCACAATAACAAGTAGAATAATCTCCTTTTGCTCGTTATAGCCAATCTCTTTCACACTGAATTTGGTATATAGAGCAGGAGAACCTGTTTTGCTCTGATATACTTCATTTTTCTCAAGTGGAATCCAAATGAAAGGACCCGTATAAAGTTCACGCCCAATTCCCCAGTTAAATCCTGCACGTTTAAAAGCGTCCGAAGCCTGCCCTTTCTCTTTTTCTGTGCTGGATTCTGTTCCAACATCCTGTTTACTCACCCATTCCTTCTTTTCATTATCCCAAATGGATAACGTACAGAATAGATTCCCATTAACGACATCATGGTGCCGTTTCCAGTTCATTTCTCCGAACACTTCATCAAGTATTCTCATGTCTACTCGAGCATCCTTGTATAATAACAAGGAGCAACCCGAACCGTCCGGTTTCATAGTACCAACTCTACATTCAATTTCAGAAGCTAGAAGCGGTCTGATAGAGTTTTTCTTCTTCTCTTCATTCTGAACCGTTGATACAGTGTTTTTTCTCGCTGTCATAATTCTAATTTAATGGTTTGACTTTTAGTTTATTACATCAGTAAAGGTAATCGTTATTTACAAGTTATGCAAACAGAAACTTCGCCATTTTAACGCCATTTTCAGGTAGTTAAAAACTGCCTGTACGGTATTGTACAGGCAGAAAAATAAGAAAATGAATAATCCAATGTACCTTATGGAACGGCTACGCTTTGAAGGGTGTACGGCTCCCTGATTTATACATAATGTAAATGCTAGTGGACGGAACCGGAGTCGAACCGGTCTCACGGAATATTGGTGCACATCACCGCAGTTTCAACCAACGATATACATATCCGCCCGATTAATTAAAAAGGTGCACTATCTTCACAGACCATACACCCCAATCACAAACACAAAACAAAACTCATGAACTACTATAATTTAATTAGGATCAGAAGGGTGAATGGCGTGGGGATCGAACCCACATCACGCATATCTGCGTATGCTGCCAATTACACCAGCCATCCGTTTTAAGTGAACTATTCTCACGAACCATTCACCTAGAACACAAACACAAAATAAAACACGACATTAACTATTAAATAGCACTCTCACGAGCTTCTTGCTTCCGGATAGCCGTTCAAAGCACACCGGAATAGTATAGAACAATTAAAACTCAAATAACAGGGGCTTTAACCCTACAGCGTCCTTTTCGCTGGCAACATTAGTTAAACATAAAAAGAAAAATTCTCTGTGAAGGAACCCGGACTCGAACCGGGATGACAGATTACCTATGTATGACTTTCTTCAATCTATCTGCATACTTGCGTCTACCAATTCCGCCATTCCTTCAGGTCGTAGCCAGACGCTTCCGGCTACATTGATTGAATTGTTATTGATACAAACATAATTTTCCCCCTCACGGGTTACTTAACTCTGATTGAGTTGAGCCGGGAAACGGATTCGAACCGCTGACCTCATGTAGAAACATGCGCTCTAACCAACTGGGCTATCCCGGCAGATGCCCGGCGAACCGGGCTAAATAAACATGACAAATACTAAAATTAAGCAATGCAGACCTTCACAGGCTATCTTTATTTTGTTTCCTATCTTCGTAGTATCGAAAACAGATATAATTCACTGATACGACAGTCACCAATACAAAAGCAGCAATAAATTCTTTCTTGCTAACTTCAATGCTATCTACAAGATACAGTGTTGTCCATAAGGCAATGAACATCATGGCATACTGTATCACTTTAATCTTTTTCATTTCTTCCGTTTTTTAGATTTAACTTTCCTTCCCGCACATCGGCAATGAAGTAATACTTGAGCAGCATTACAATGCCACTTGCCGTTTTGGACATTAGTGGGCTTATCACTTTCAATCTTACCCGTTTCTATAAGATTCATCAATTTCTTTTCCCCACCCACATAATACGCAGACTTATCTTTTCCAAACGTTTCTGTAGAAAACAGACGGAGAATATTATCTAGCAATATTTCAGCCATTTCACCTCTGATCATCTCAACAAGCAAGGTAGTTATGCAATTCTGGTTACTATAAACTGCATATTTTTTACATCTGACTTTGTTTTCCAAGCCATTCCTTCAGCTTTTTCTTTATAAAGCCGAGCATTCAATGTATTAGTTACAGACGGTTTCTGAACGATAGGAAATACTTCTATTGCACCAACATCCATACTCCGTAATACATCAATTACGTTACGTCTCTGAATATCCTTTTCCATACAATCTAATTTTAAATTAAACATTGAAGCGATGAGCGGATTCGAACCGCCGACCTCTGCTTGTGGTGCTCTTCCGTTAAGCTAAGAGTATTTCTTGAGAGACTCGAACTCTCAACCATCCACCACACACAGCGCTCTAACCTGCCTGAGCTACATCACCTTTATATACATAAAGCAAATACCTCGATTTGCCGACAAACGTCTAACTGATTTAGTTTTACAACGATACGGCTTGACCA